GACTGGCAGCCGCTCGACGGCGGGATCTTCACGACCGCCGGCGGCCTCTACGCGGTGTCGTTCTTCATCCAGTTCACCGCGTCGGCCGACCTCGCCTGACCGATCGATATCGCCTGCTATCCGCGCCAACGCTGAGGGCGCGACATCCCCCCGTCGAAAGCTCGAGGAGGTGCGCCATGGCTGCGTTCGCCGATCCCGATGTCGTCGAAGGACTGTGGCGCGAGCTCACCGAGTCGGAGGCCACGCAGGTTCTCAATCTCCTCGCGTTCGCGTCCGGTCTGATCCGCGCTCAGGTCCTCGACGTCGACGACCGCATCACCGACGGTCGGCTCGACGGCGAGTTCGTCGGCCAGATCACCGCGTTGATGGTCATCCGAGCGCTGAAGAACCCGGACGCCCATCGCGCTGAGTCGATCGACGACTTCAGCTACGAGATCGACGCAGCGCAAGCAACGGGGTCGGTGTACCTGTCCGACGACGAGCTCAAGGTTCTGCGCGGGCGCCGTGCCCGGTCGTTCACAATCGCGACGGCGAGGTCGGCGCCGACGTTCGACGAGCTCGAGCGCGCTGCGGCGTTCCGCCGCGAGTGGGCCTGTCGATGAGCGCCGAATCAGCGACCATCAGCGGGCGGCGGTCGTCGGAAGCGATCATGAAAGACACGTGCCGGATCACGCGCTCCGGCGGCCGGCCTGTCTATGACCCCGAGACCGAGCAGACCACCGTGCCCACGCCGTCGACGGTGTACGAGGGCAAGTGCAAGGTGCAGCAAACCTCGATGACGTCGCAGACCACCGAAGCCGGTTCGCAGGTGGTCGAGCTGTACGCCACGCGGGTTGACGTGCCGATGTCGGTGGTGGACGTGAAGGTCGACGATGACATCGAGATCGTCACCTCGCTGCTCGACGCGCGCCTCGTCGGTGCGCACTCGCGCGTCGACACCGTTCTTTCGAAGAGCTACGCGACTGCCCGCCGGCTCGGCTGCGTCGGGACGGTATCGACGTGACGCTCAAGGGTCTCGCCGCCGCCCTCTTCGCCGCAGGCGCCAAGGTGAACATCGAGGTCCGCGCGCTCGTCGAGCACACGGCCGGCGAGATCACCGACGACGCCCGGGAACGCATGGCCCCGTCGAAGCATCCGCACCTTCCGTTCTACGTCGACTCGATCACCTACGACGTTGATTCGGCACTGGGCGTCGTCCGAGCGGAGATCGGCCCCGATGCGGACCTGCCGCAGGGCAAGCTCGGCGAGCTCCTCGAGCGCGGCTCGGCGGACAACGCTCCCGTCCCGCATCTCGGGCCCGCCGCGGACGACAAGGTGCCCGGGCTCTCCGGCGAGATTGGTGCCGTCGGAGCACGGGCGCTGCGATGACGACGACAGCTGTCGACCTCTATCCCCACGACGAAGCTGTTCTCGAGGCGCTCAGCGGTCTGCACGTGCTGGTCGGCTACGCCGAGGCACCTGCGGGCGCGCTCGACTCTCTCCTCGACACTGCTGAGCCGCTCACCGAGTACCTGGTGCTCTACCCGATCGGCGGGACACGGTCGGGCTCGGCGATCGACCCGAACGAGGATGCGCACCTCACCTACCAGGTCACCGTGGTGGCGCTGCTCCCGGAGACAGCGCGCGCGCTCGTCAGCAGGATCGAATCTGCGCTTCGTACCGTGGACATCCCGGGGCGCGTGATCGTGAAGTTCGCGCCGGCCGACAGCGGCGGCGTTCGCCCCGACCCGATCAAGCCCGAGGCGTTCATCGCGACGCCGCGGTTCTCGTTCTGGACTACTCCCGCCCATTAGGAGGCGCACGACATGACCACCTACAACGCCGATCACGTGACCGTTGCCGGTGTCGCTGCGACGTACCACGCAGCCGCCGCAGGCGACAAGGTCAAGCCCGGCGTCACCCTCATTGTCAAGAACGCCAACGCCGCGACACGAACGCTCACACTCGTAACGCCTGGCACGCAGTACGGCCAGGCGATCGGCGATCAGGCGGTCGTGATCCCGGCGCTCACCGGCGAGCGGATCATCAAGGTCCCCGACGTCGGCTTCACCGGCAGCGACGGCCTGGTGCCGCTGGCCTGGTCGGCGACGGCGGACGTGACCTTCGCAGTGCTGGACGTCGATTGATGCGCGCGTTGGATGTCGTTCACGACGACGGGCGCCGAGCTCGCATGTCCGAGAAGAGGTTCGCGGCGGTCCAGTCGGATGGATGGCGGCTCGAGAACCCCCAGAACCTTGTCGAGAGCACGGACGACAACATCGACCAGGTCCTCGCCGACGTCGGCAACGACCCCGTCAAGGCGGCCGCGGCCATGGACGTCGAGGCCGCCGGCAAGAACCGCCCGACGCTGATCAGCAGGCTCGCTGCCATCGCCGGCGGCACAGACCCGGGCACCACGCCCGAGAAGGAGTGACCGATGCCCGCCGGATACACCTATGACGGCCGCACCCGCATCTTCTGGCTCGACAACGATCCGGCGGATCCGTCGGCGCCGACGATGGGGGAGCTCACCGCCGGCGTCGACCTGTCGGGCTATCTCGTGCCCGGCAGCTTCAATCCGACGCCGTCGAACGCTCGGGTGAACAGCGGCGACGCGCTGACCAGCTTCGACGCGCAGTCACCGGGTCGGTTCGGCTACGCGCCGACGTGTGCGTTCAAGTCGAAGCTCGTGAGCGGCGGAACCGTCGCGTGGGACACGCTCGGAGCTCGTCTCGTGTCGGGCTGCCTCGTGTTCTTCGAGGACGTCGACGAGGGCAGCGACGTCGCCGCCGGCGCCGAGTGCGACGTGTACATCTCGTGTCTCACCGGCGAACCACGCCGCCCGACCGTCGCTGACAACACGGAGCGCCGGTTTGAGGTGGACTTCATGTGCGGCGACCGACCGGCCATCGGTTCGACCGTCGCAGCGTGAGCAGCGTCTTCGAGAACGCCCGCGGGAAGCCGGAGCGCTGCCGGCTCCTATTGGACGGCGCTCTTGCCGACGAGTACGAGCAGCTCGAACAGGCGCTCGTCGACGCTACGGATGAGGCAGATCAGGAGATCCTCGCTCACCAGGTCGTCGACCTCGAGGCCCGCATGCGCGAGGCCGAGGTCGAGTTCGTGTTCATCGGGATAGGTCGCGGCGCTTGGCGACGACTCGTCGCGAAGCACCCCCCGTCCGAGGACGAGAAGGCAGCCGGCGCGGAGTTCTCGATCGACAACTTCCCCATCGAGGCGATGTCGGCCTCGCTCGTCGAGCCGAAGCTCACCGTCGACGAGCTCCGCCGGCTGAACGACGAGATCCTCACCTTCGAGCAGTACGGCCAACTGTGGTCCGCCTGCCTCCGAGCGAACGTCGGGTCAGGCAGCCGCCCGGAATCCCTGGCCGCCCGCGCCATTCTGGCGAACGGGGGCGGCAAATCGCAGCAGCCATCAAAGTCGGAGTCGGCCGCAGCCTCCTCATAGGGGAGCGGAATGCGCCCGTCCCGGGCGTGGATCCGCTCTTCACCGACGAGGACGCGGCCGAGATCCTCGAGTTCCTCGAGGACGAGGTGCTCATCCACGCGGGCTGTGGTCAGCCCTTGTACGAGTCGACGGCGATCGAGAACTCGTACCGGTACGGGGCGCGGGCGATGCAGTGCCACGCATGCGCGGCAAAGGCGCGTCGGTTCCGAGGACTCGGCGACCGTGACGGCGTCGAGATGATCGTCGAGAAGTTCTTCTAGCGAGCGGCGAGAGGTGATTCTCGGATGGCGGATCGGCATGAGAGAGTCATCCTCGAAGCGATCACCGCGCTGTACGAGGCAGGCATGCGCCGCGCCGGTGTCGAGACCGAAGTTCTCGAGGCGAGGGTCGCGACGCTGAACAAGACGACCGGCGCGTTCGACGCTTCCGGCCGGGGCATCGTCAAGACACTGTCGGCGATGTCGTCGGGCGAGCTCGCGGTGGGCGCGGCTGCTGCCGTTGCAGGTGCAGTGATCCTGAAAATGACGAAGGACGGCGTTGCGGCATACGTCCATCTCGCCGATCAGGTCCGCCAGTACCAGCGCGTTACCGGCGACTCGGCCGAAGAGTCGTCGATCATGATCGAGCGGGCGAAGGTGCTCGGCGTCAGCACCGATTCGCTCGCGCTTGCGGTGTTCCGGATGTCGAAGAACGTCGAGACAAACCGCGACCTCCTCCGTGCGCACGGTGTCGAGCTCGCCTACAACGCCGACGGAAGCCTGAATCTGACCCGCACGCTCGATGCGCTGAACGCCGCCCATCACCGCGCGGGCGGCGGCGCGAACTTCGACCGGGTCGCGCAAGCGGCACTAGGACGTGGCGCGCAGCGGCTGCTTCCCCTGCTCACCGCGACCCGCGAACGACTCGACGAGATCGACGCCGGCGCTCGCCGCCATCACATGGTGCTCAACGACCACGATCTCGAGAACGCGCTCCAGTACAAGATCGCCGTGCACGAGATGCATGACGCGTGGATCGGCGTCGAGCAGGAGCTCGGCGCAGGTGTGCTGCCGCTCCTGACCGATCTAGCGCACTCGGTCGACGAGATCGTCACCACGCTCGACACCGCTGGCGCGAAGGTAAACGTGTTCACGAAGTCGTTCGGCGGTACCGGCACGTTCGCTGGTGGAGTGTTCAAGGATCTGAATAAGCCGCTCGCCGTCGCGGTCGATCTGCTCCGCGGGCATTTCAAGGGTGCGCTCATCGACCTGATCCCGGCCGGCAACACGTTCCACAACGTGTTCGATCACCTTTTCGGCCATCACAACCACGACGCCGAAGAGGCGAAGCGCAAGGAACAGGAACTGAGGGATCAGTTCGCGGCGAATGAGCAAGCCGTCAAGGACTACAGCGAGTCGCTCGATCTGCTGTTCGCTGGGACGTTCGGCGTGTCATCTTCGACCGACAAGTTCGAGACCGACCTCGCAGGCGCGTACACGGGCCTGAAGAAGGCGAAGGATGCTGGCGACGGGTTCGCCTCGTCGTTGTCGACCTCGTCGACGACCGGGTTGGCGAACCGGGCGATGCTGCAGGGCCTCGAAACCGACCTGGCCAACGCGGCGAAGAAGTACAAGGAGCTGCATCCGCAGGCGACGGACGCTGAGATCCGCAAGGCGCTATCGGGTCAGATTGCCCAGCTGCAGGTGCTGCTCGGCTACTTCTCGGGCGACAACGCAGAAGCGCAGCGTCTGCGCGACGTCCTCAACGACATCGCCGGGATTGATCTGAGCAAGCCGGGCAAGACGTACCACTTCGGCTGGGGTGGGCACATCACCAACCCGTTCGGAGGCGACTCTTCGGCGCCGCCTCCCGCACCGCCGATCGACACGGGTGCGGACACGGGATCGAAGGCCGACGTCGGCGCGTTCCTGCAGTCGCTGTGGGAGCGGCGCATGGAGCAGGTCAAGAACCGGTTCCACGAGGGCAGGGCAAGCCTCGCCGAGTACGAGCGGTCGCTCGACGAGCAGATGGCGCACGAGGCGCCGTGGACCGACAAGTGGGTGCAGTTGCAGCAGGAGAAGGCCGATGCTGTCCACTACTGGACCGACGCTGTCGCGGCGTACTTGCAGGCGCTGGCGTCGAAGCAGTCGCATCTCGAGGACAACATGTTCGAGGTTGGCGCCATCGGCACCGACGCCTACATCGATCTGCTGCAGAAGCGGCTCGCGGCGCTCCAGATGTACTCGGACGAGTGGGTTCGGGTCTTCAAGGAGATCGAGCACCTCCAGGGCGACGCGCTCGACCTCGAGCTCAAGCTCATCGCCGCCTACGACGCCGGCCGGCAGTTCCAGATCGGATTCGACGCCGCCGCCCAGCAACGCGCCCTCTACGGCAGCCTTACGCCGGTCGCGAGTGGCGTGTCCAACGTGACCACCGTCAGCTACGGGCCGTCCTGGTCGCCGTCGTTCACCGCGGTCGGCAAGGACGCGCAGCAGGCGCTGGACCTGAGCTCCCAGAAGCTCCGCGACTTCGCGGTGAGCAGGTGACATGCCCCCGATCCGACGCGAGTGGCTGACCGTCAACGCTCTCGACAGCTTCCTCGCCGTCGACTCGCACACCTTCGGTTGGAAGGTCGTCGACTACACCGCTCTCCGAGGCCGCACCCGCGTCGGGACCGACCGCGCGATCCCTGGTCGTGCCGGTCGGGACCCGATCCCGCGCGAGTGGGATGAGCACCGACTCGCCCTCACCTGGAAGATCCAGGGCCTGTTCGACAAGGACGGGGCGCGCTACGCGGACTCCGGAATCGACACCTTCGACGGTGTGGATCTGAACCACCAGTTCATCCTCGACAACCTGGTAAACGCCCTCGACGAGCGCGACGTTCTGTTCCACCATCGCCAAGGCACCGAGTGGGACGGGTCGATCATCGTCGAGAACTGGGAACCGTCACCCGATCCCGACTCGGGCGGGGACGTCCTCATTGCGCCACTGACACTCGTCATCCCGGCCGGCTGGTTGACGCCAGCATGACCCGTCGGATCACCGTCGATGTCTACGAACCCGACAACATCACGTACGTCGGCACACTCGGATCCGACACGGGTCGCCAGTGGCTCGAAGATCTCGGCGGGGCTGGCTCCGGAACGGTCGAGTCACGTCTCGATCATGCCGACCGAGCGCTCCTCACCCATGGACGCATCCTCCGCTTTCTCATCGACGGGACGCCTCGCTGGCCCGGCTGCGAGTTCGAACTGAATCCCGTGCTCGCGGATCCGTCCGGCCGTGCCTCGGGGCGCGTGGTCGGACTCGCATGCCACGACCTCCTCGCGCTGTTCGACTACGCCGCCGTGTTGCCCGAGCTCGGGTTCGGCCGCATCTCGCCGGACAGCCGATATCTCGGCTGGATGAGCCGCTACTACGACCACTCGTGGTGGGGCAACGCCGTGCAGCTGAAACAGCAGAACGATCCCGATCCCACGAAGCCGTGGTTCGGAGCGCCGAAGCCATGGCATGACGGGAACGCCTGGTGGATCGGCCCGGCCGGCGGCGACACGCCGCCCACCGATCCCGGAGACATCTACTTCTACGGCACCTACACGATCCCGGTCGGCGAGGGCGGCGACTACCAGCTCGAGACCACCGCAGACGACGGATTCGAGTGGTACCGGGATGGCGACCGCGAAGCTCAGGAGATGCGCGTCGCCCTCTGGGGAGTCGCTCGCCAGATCCCATTCCTCGCTGATGAGGGAGCGCATTTCTTCGCGTCGAAGCTGACGAACTTCGACCGCCCCAACCCGTTGACGAACGTGACCGCTCTGATCGCGTCGCTCGCGAAGATGCTGGGCGGCGGCGTCGCCGTCGGAGCCGTCGTGTCGGGCACGAGCGCCGGCACGAAGATGCTCGCCTACCCGGCCACCGAACCAGGCATGACGCCGGGCCACATCATGATCGTGCTGATCGGCGAGAACCAGGATCTCGACTGGCAGACCGATCTCACCTGGGACTTCACCGAGACCGAGGATTCCGACGGCGTCGCATGGCCGAAGGAGATCAATGTCTCCTATCCCGTCGGCACGTCGCTCTCTGAGGTGATGCGGCATCTCCGCGACATGAACGTCGCCGAGTTCGCTATGGACCCAGTCGGCAAAGTTCTGCACGCCTATGTGAAGAAGGGTGTCGATCGCAGCGCGACGGTCGCGGTGGAGTACGCGACGAACGTCGCTCGTCTCGGCATGAAGCAGGTGGGACCGGGAGCGAACACGACGGTTTCGCGTACTGCCGAAGGCCGGTGGCTGCTCGAGGAAGACACGGCGGCGGTGGCGGCGTGGGGGCGCAGAATCATCGGTTTGTCTCTCGGGTCGGCACCGTCCGACGCTTCGGCGGCGGATCAGTCGGCGGCGTATTTCGATGATCATGCCGAGCCGATCGACGCGATCACGGATCTTCAGGTCGAAGACTCTCGCTTCGTTGACGGCACCGTCGCTACCGGCGACCTGGTCACCGGCCCGACGCCTGACGGGAGCACGGCGACCTATCGGGTCCACGGGTTGCGGTTCACCGAGGATGACGCCGGCTACCCGATCGTGACGCCCGAGTTGGTGAAGGAGCCGTAGCCGTGCCGAAACTGCCGGGCTCGCTTGTGCAGCGGCTCACCACGATGCACCGGACCATGAACCGGAACGCCGGTGGCGGGCGCTCGGCCCTCGTAGCGCCCGAACCGCGGCCCCTTACGCCGCCCGGTTCGCCGCTCGGTGATTCATACGATGCGCTCGCCCCGTGGGGTGTTGCTGGTGACAGCACCTGGCAGGGGCATCCGTGGTACGCGATCTTCGAGGATGCCGCGGCCGCTGCCGCGCAGTCGGGCGGCTCGTTCGACTTCGGTATCAACCCGGCTGGTGATCCGTCGATCCCGGTCGGGTTCGCCTGGTCCCGTGACGCGCAGGACACCTCAGCCGGCTACGTGCAGTTCCTGCTGGGTGACGACTTCTGCTGGTTGCAGATGTATCCGAACTCGGCGTTTTGGGCCGAGTACGTCGTCGAGGCCGCGCAAGCCCATTGGGAGCTCGGCGGGTCGGGTGTCGCGCTCATCGAAGGGACCGCCACGTCGAACAACGGCAAGGTTCGGGTGACGGCTGGACCTAACAAGGTCGAGACATACGCCGACAACACCAACGACAACGCGTGGATCGTGCTGTCGGCTTCCACCGCGCCCGGTTCCTTCACGCATCTCGGCGACGGCGTGCTCTTCATCCAGATCAACGTCGGGACCGGGAAGTACGAAGCAGTCATGCGCCTCAACGGCACGGATGTTGTGTTCGCGGTCGAGCCGTGAGCCCCGAAGAGGTCGCCGCCCTGCTGCGGCTGCTGGCCCGTCAGGCGGCGCTCATCGACCGACAGCACGCCGAGATCGTCGCGCTACGTGCACATGTGGTCGCGAGCGACGACGAACCCGTGCCCCCGTCGACGTGAAGACCCGCAGCGTCAGCGGCTCATAACTGAGTCGGACTGTCACCGCGGTCGTTCAACTGATCGTCCGCTCAACCGAGGCGTGGACCGCGTGCGCGAGCCCACGTCAAGGAGATGACCCATGCCCACTGCCGAACTTCGCTACACCGCGTTCCCGCTGCACCTCAACCCAGGACAAACCCGCGTCCTGCACTGCGACTACGGCGAGTCCCTCGCCGGCAGAACATTCGCGGCGGTGTTCGACGACATCGACCTCGAGGTCACGATCAACGGCACCGTGGTCGATGTCGTCTTCGACGGCGCGCTGACCGACGATCTATCGACCCGCGTCAAGCACGTGTGGTTCCTCTACGACATCACGTCCGGATCCGATCCGCCGCAAATCGAGTTCGGCGGACCCGCGCATCTCTCCACGAAGGGCGCCGAGCTCCCGGATGCCTCGGTGGTCGTCACCAGCCGAGACGTCACCGTCAACGTGGCGGTGCTCGGCGAACCCGGCCCGCCCGGACCCGGCAGCGCGATCGACTCCGTGAACGGCCAGACCGGTGTTGTCGTTCTCGATGCCTCTGATGTGGGCGCCGACCCCGCCGGAACCGCTGCGACCGGTGATGCCGCGCTCGACGTTCGGGTGGATGCGCTCGAGCTCGCCCCTCCGAACCATGCTTCCCGGCACGCCGACGGCGGCGCAGACGAGCTCGCTCTAGACGGCTCGCAGATCACGACCGGCACGGTCGCCGACGCTCGCGTCGCGTCGTCGATCGCCCGAGATTCGGAGGTCGCCACCGCCGTCGGCGTGGAAACCGCAGGTCGAGTGGCAGCCGACACTGCGCTCGACGGGCGGCTCGACACCGTCGAGGCCACGCTGCCGGCGAAGGCGGATCTCGTCGGCGGAGTCGTGCCAACGTCGCAGATGCCGTCGATCGCGGTTGTCGACCGGCGGCTTGTCGCCGATCAGGCCGCGCGGCTGGCACTGACGAACGTGCAGCCGGGTGATGTCGCTGTCCAGGCGGACATCGCCGAGACGTTCCTGCTGATCGACGCCGATCCGTCGCAGCTCGCGTCGTGGAAGGCGATCGATCACACGGCCGTCAACTCGGTCAACGGCCAGACCGGCACGGTCGTGCTCGGGTACGCCGACGTCGGCGCCGCATCAACGAGCGACCCGCGGCTCAGCGACACGCGCACGCCGACCGACAACACCGTCTCCACCGGGAAGCTCGTTGATCGGGCGGTCACGATCGCGAAGCTCCAGGCCATCGCGTCGGGCCGGTTCCTCGGCCGTGTCACCATCGCGAGCGGCGACATCGAGGAACTCACACCGGCGCAAGCGAAGACGCTGCTGGCGATCGTGCCGGGCGACATCGCCGGCTTCAACGCCGCAGCGATCGCGGCAGGCTCCGCCACGTATGACGCGCTTGGCGCGGCAGCTGCTGCTCAGGCCGCGGCGGTGCAGCGGGCCAACCACACCGGTACGCAGCTCGCCTCGACTATCTCCGATTTCGCCGAGGCGGTGGACGATCGGGTCGGGCCGCTGTTCGCCGGGGATTCCGCCGATCTCGACTTCACCTACGACGACGCGGGCAACGCTGAGGGCGCCGTCATCAAACCCTCAGTGCTCTCCGCGTTCGGCCGCACCCTCACCGACGACGCCGATGCCGCCGCGGCCCGCACGACGCTCGGCGCGGTCGGTATCGACGTGTTCGAGGGGCTGCCGCTGTTCGGCTACGGCCACAGCTTCATGGCCGGCAACGCCGGCAGCCACTCCACGAACGCGAAGTACATCGACCGGATCAACCGCCGCCACGGCTTCGGGTCCTTGTCGAATCGGGGGATCGCCGCGCAGGAAGCGGCTCAGACGATGGTCGATGTCATCGGCAACGGGTTCGGCGCCGCCGCCTGGGCGCCGGGCACCAAAGGCGTCGTCGTGCTCGACATGGCGATCAACAACATTCGGCTGTACGGCTCTGACGCCAACGGGATCGCCGCGTTCAAGGACTCGCTGACCGCCGCCATCCGGGTGCTGCGCTCCTCGGTGCGGCGAGCCGAGAACCACGCGTCGCTCACCTACATGGGCGTGTGGACGGTCTCGAACGACGGCAACCTGCTCGACAGCGCCGCCAAGTACTCGGGTACGGCCGGCAACAAGGTGGATATCGCCGTGTCGGGCTCGACCGAGTACACGATCCTGTCCGACCGGCTCAAGCAGGGCCTCGCCGCCGGCATCATCCAGGTCGCGGTCGATGGCGGCGCACCCATCGAAGCGTCGTGCGGCGGCGGACTGCCCGCATCCTCGCCGACGTTGTCGTGGCACGTGTTCGGGGTCACCGTGTCGGGCCTCTCGACCGGCGCCCACACGATCACCGTCACGAAGAAGGCCGGCGACGCCAACAACGTGTACGTGGACGGCTGGTGCGACCTCTCCACCACACCGCCGCTCGTCGTCGTGCTCAAAGACCCGGTGCTCAACACCTGGACGGGGATCGGCGCGCCGTACAACAACGGCTCCGACGCCGCCCAAGCCCTCTACGCCACCGCCATCGATGATGTCGTCGCCCTCTTTCCGGCGACCGAGGTGATCGCCGCCACGCCTGTCGGCTGGGACAAAACCACCATGATCAGTTCGGACACCGTGCATCCGAACGACAAGGGCATGGCCGCCATCGCCGCCGGGCTCGACGCGGCGCTCGCCACGATCACCGCGTACCGCAACGGACTCCACGTCCTCTAACCGATCCATAGGCCCAGAAGTCCGGTGAGTTGAGCGTCCGTTGGGTTGACCGCCGAAGCCGGCAGAGAGGACCGTAGCGAGCGACAACTGAAGCGGACCCCGAACAGCGCGCCAACGCTGCCCGGGGCCCTGTGACGACGACCCTCTGGAGGTCAATCGCCCATGCTGCTGGACGCTACTTCTGCGCCTCTTCCCGATCTCGGGACCACGCCACGACGCCAGGCCGAACTCGTGGGCGGAGCGTTCATCGCCGGCTACTCCTCACCGCACACCAGGGACGCCTACCGGATCGATCTGAGGCTCTGGCTCACGTTCCTCGACGAACTCGACGTCGCCGATCCGATCCACGACGTGACTCGCAGTCATGTCGAGCTGTTCATGCGCGACATGGAGCTGCGCGGCCGCATGCCGTCGACGATCGCGCGACGCATCGGCACGCTCTCTCGCTTCTACGAGTGGCTCGTCGACGAGGAGTACCTCGACCGCAACCCGACCCGCCGGGTCAAACGGCCAGCAGTGTCATCCGACTCCAACACGCCGTGGCTGTCCCGCCGGCAGTTGGCCGACTGGATTGACGCCGGCGAAGAGCTCGGCGGCTATGACGCCATCGTCGCCCTGGTCCTCGGCCTCAACGCGTTGCGCGTCGGCGAGCTCTGCTCATGCAACGTCGAGAGCCTCGGCGAGGACCGCTACCACCACACGCTCCGGTTCATCGGCAAGGGGTCGCAGCCCGCAGTGGTGCCGCTGCCGCCGCGCTCGATGCAGACCATCGCCCGGACGCTCGACGGCCGCACGTCGGGTCCGCTCGTGCTCAACCGCTACGGCAACCGATCGACGAGGATCAACGTCGCCCGGTCAGTGAGCCGCATAGCGCGATCCGCCGGGATCGGCGTGCACATCTCGCCGCACTCGATCCGCCATTCAGCGGTGACCGCCGCGTTCGAGGCCGGTCACACCCAACGCGACGTTCAGGCGTTCGCGCGGCACCGCGACCCTCGCAGCACACAGATCTACGACCGCTCCCGCGAGTCGCTCGACCGCCATGTCGCCTACGCCCTCGTGCGCGATCTCGCCTGACTCCCCGACCGAGGAGATGCCGGTGACCCACATCGAGGACGTGCTGCTCTTCGCGATCAGCGAGAAGGGCGTCCGCTATGTGTTCGGTGCCGAAGCCTCTGTACGCGAGGACCATCCCGGGCGGATCGACTGCTGCCTTGTGGCCGGGACTCTCATAACGACCGCCCGCGGCGCGATCCCGATCGAGGAAGTCGCATCCGGCGATCTGACGGCAACCTGGGACGCCGGGGCGCTCTCGTGGCGGAAGGTGATCGCTGCCGAGCCGCAGACAGAGCAGCCCGTGTTCAAGGTCCGCACTCGGAGTCGGGCACTCGTCGGCTCGAGCAATCACCCCGTGCTCCGGCTCGTCCGGGGCGACCGTCCGCGGATTGGTGTCGAGGTCTCGTGGGGCGTCGAGTGGGCACGGATCGACGAGCTCCAGCGGGGCGATTTGATCGTCACGTCGGAGCACTACGACATCACATCGGGTGAGCCGCATGCCCTGGATGATGGAACACCCATCGACGCCGACGTTGCATGGCTTGTGGGCCTCGCACTCGGCGACGGTCACGTTTCTCATGGCGGACTGAATGTCTGCGTCTACGGAGCTACAGCCGATCGAGCGGCGACGATCATCGAGCGGACATGGCATTGCAGCACGCGCCGCACGGCGTCGCATGGCGTCATCAGTCCCAAGGCGACCAGCGCGGCCTTCCTACCGCTCCTGGCGAAGTCACATCTCAAGCAAGTACCGGCGTGGGTGTGGAAGTCGCCGGCGCATCTGGTGCGCTCGTTCCTCGCCGGCTACGCCGCTGCTGACGGCCATCACGACAAACGTGGGCACGTCGCCTACCACTCATCCTCACGACGATTGGTCGCCGAGGCCCGGGCACTTCATCTCATGCTCGGCGACCGCGTATCGAACATCACGACAACCGAGCGCCGGCATCCGATCACAATCAAGGGAAAGCTCGTCAAGAACGCCCTGCCGCTGCATTCCGTGACCTGGTATCCCGACTCGGTCCGCCGCAACCAGACGATGCTGGACACCTACGGCGCTCGTCGTGCGCTGCCCGACCGGCGCTTCGGCGCGGAGCGCGTGCTCACCGTCGAGTCAGCGGGCGAGGCGATGACCTACGACCTCGAGATCGAGGGCACGCACAACTACGTCGCTGACGGAATCGTCGTCCACAACTCCGAGCTCGTGGAGTGGTCCTGCGGGAAGGCGGGCGTGCAGCCCACCGTCCCGGATGGCTCCTACAACCAGTTCGCCCACTGCCAGCGCAACAACACCGTCCTCTCCGTAGACCGTGCGCTGCACACGCGTGGCGCCCTCATGTTCATCACCGAGAAGAACGGCGTGATCGGCCATGTCGCGTGCTCGCTCGGCGACGGCACGACGATGGAAGCGAAGGGCGCCGCCTACGGCGTAGGCACCTTCACCGCCTACCGCTCGGACGGCAGGCTCCGCTTCGACAAGGCCGGCCTCATTCCCGGCGTCGACTACTTCTCGCCCCGCAAGCAGCTACCGCCACCTCCGGAGGACCAGATGGCCGCAACGAAAACCGTGAAGGTGACCTGCGCCGCGAAGACAGGGCACGGCCAAGCCCCCGTCCCCGGTGTTCACAGGGAGACGGTGTTGAGCGCGTCGTGTCTCGCCGGCCGCGACGGCTCAGTCGCGAAGGTCGGCATCCATCCCGATCTGAGCATCGACGGCTTCGCACAGGTGTGCGCCGACGTCGGCGGGCCCACGCCCATTCCGGTTGAGGTGACGTGCTTCGTCGCCTTCAATCCGTGACATGGCACGCGTGATGCTCGTGGAGGACAACGACGATGTCCGCTACCTCGCCGCCTTCGTCCTCGCCGCCGCCGGTCACGAAGTCATCGAGCCGGCATCGTGGGCATCGCTGCTCGAACCGGAACCGTGGACCAACATCGACGTGGCGGTCGTCGACCTGTTCCTCGCGGACGTCGTCAACGGCGCCCACATCCTCGCCTACCTCGCGGAGCACCATCCGCACATCCGCCGGATCGTGTTCACGTCATCGTTGGACGAGTCGGCCGGCGAGCCTGCCTATGAGGAAGCGCTCGCCTTGTCGGACGTGTTCGTCTCGAAGTTCGACGCGGCCGGAGGGTTGATCGAAGCGGTGAACGGATGACCACGCCCACGGCGGGAATCGCACGACTCGAAGCGAAGATCGACGATCTCAACAAGGGCCAGTCAGCGATCCTCGAGCGGCTGGCCTCGATCGAGGCGACTCACAAGGCCGAAGCCACCGAGCGCGCCACGATCCATTCCTTCACCCAGTCGGCGCTCGACGCGCTGCAGAAGCAGATCGACGAGGAGAAGGTGAGCCGCCAAGAAGCGATCAAGGCCGAAGCGCAGGCGCGCCGCCTGGAACGTGAGGCCGATCTCGTCATGCGCCGCTGGATCATCGGGCTCGCGGTCTCGGGCTTCCTGTTCCCGATCGTCGTGGGCTTGTTGTTCCTTCTCGTGAATGGCCACACATGAGCCGGCTCGCGCGCGTCGTCCTCATTGCGCTCGCCATTGTCGGCTTCGACGTGCTCGTGGCGGTGCTCGGGGTCGGGTTTGTCACCTCGCAACAGAACGCCCGGGACGCGATCAAGGCGCAGCGGGCGCAAGCCGAGTCAGCAACGAAGCGGATCTCGGAGTACCGGCTGCAACAGGCTCAGGACCACGCCACGATCGAAGCCCTCGTCGCGTCGCAGGACGAGCAGGACCGGCAGCGGATCGCGGCGGCCGCGGCGCAGGCGTCGATCACGCAAGCCCAGAAACGGGTGCCGGCCAGACGCTCGACCTCGACGACGCAGCCATCGACCACCACGACCACGCGCCCGCCGAGCACAACCACGACCGCGACTCCGCCCAAGCCATGCGCCGTGCCCGTGGACGGCGTCTGTCTCAGGTGAACGGGTGGACGACGACGAATGGCTGCTGTTGCTGCTCGACATCTACGACGCGCTCCTCATCGACCACACCACCGAAGACGCGAAACGCCTCGCCGTTCAGCAGCTGAACAGGATCCGCGAAGCGTGGACCGAAGGAGATCGCTGATGCCAACGAAGAAGCAGCCGGCCATCACCGGCCCCTCATCCGATCCGAAGCCGCCGGTGGTCACCACCGGGTCGGTCGCCGCTCCTGTCATCCGCACTGGCGTGCAGGGCATCGGCGCCGGCTGGATCGTCGACGGCATCGACATCTGGAACGTCGCCCACCTCTCCGACCGTCAACAGGTGTGGCTCCTCGTCGGCCTCACCGCCCTGCTGTCCTTCGCCCAGAACATGGTCGAGAAGCGCGCTGGACGTCGCCTCATCGGCGCAGCGTCATGACCGACGCCGAGACGCTCGAGGCGTGGCTCGCCGAAGCCGACGTCACCGGTGACTGGCATCACACCATCGTCAACGGCGTGCTCGTGCGGTGAGCGACATCCCAGACCTGACCGACAGCGAACGGCTCGCCCTTCAGTCCGTCGTCCGGTTCGACGAGAAGGTGCAGGACCTCCGCGACGCCGAAGCCGGCCTGCACGAAGCCGTCGGCCGCGTCCATGCCGCGACCGCTGACCTCGGCCGCACGGTCAAGGACGCACGCGACGCCGTAAAGCAACTCGCCCGCGAAGAAGTCCGCAAGTACCTCGCCAAAGAATCCGAGCGCATCGCGCAGACGATCCGTGAGGACATCAAACGCGGAAGGCGCGTCGAATGAAGCCCTGGGACCGTTGGGCGCTCAGCCTCGTCGGGCTGTGCGTCGGCGGCTTCCTGCTGCTCCGGCACTTCACCTGACGACCCTGATCTCTGAGAGCTCCTCGCCCGTCCTTCTGCCCTTCGCCGGGTAGAGGGGCGGGCTCTTTCGCGTTCCTGATCAGGTCGCGGTGTAATGCGCGCTGCATTCGGCCCACACCGGATCGTTGGGCACCCAGTGCATGACCACTTTCACGTCACCGCTGTCACCGACTTCGACCGGGAACGAGTAGCTGTAGCTGCCGGCCGCGTCGGTCTTGCCGATCTTGTTCCGGTCCTTCGTCGGCGCACTGATCAGCACAGCAAGCGTGTCCCGAATCACGTTCGACCGCACGGTCGCCATAATCGACGAGCCCACCGCAGCACTGGTCGGCACCGTCACGGTGCACCAGCACGATGACCTTGTCGCGTACGTGCAGCCCGCCGCCGGCGCTTCGCTCGTTCTCGTCACCGCGGCGACCGTGGAGGACGTGGTCGACGTCGATGAGGTAGTCGACGCGGGCACTGCGCCCGGCGCAGCAGCGGTCACAGACGGTGTGGGTCCGGCGGTCGCCGGCGTCCTGGGCGTGGTCGTTGCAACGGTCGCGAGCGTCGAGGAGGTCGAACTCTCCGGCACGGCGGTCAGCCCGATCTCAGCGGCGATCGTTGTCGAAGTCGCTGTCGGACCGGCGGTCGGATCGTTTCCGCCTGCGCCGGCGATGTGGACGACGCCCACGATCGTGCCCACAACGACGGCCGCGGCGACGAGGTGCTTGACCTGCATGAGCGCCAGTGTCCGGGCCGGCCTGTCTGGACGCTATGGCCCGAATGGGTCGTTCCGGTCAACCCCCGTCAGCGGATCCCCACCCGGCGTAGTGCTCACGCATGCCGTCGACCATCGCGCGTGAGCGGCGGGCGATCTCGAAGGCCTCGGGCGTGAGTTGGTCGATCGGCGTCGGCCAGTCCTCCGGCGGCTCCTCGAACAGCTCCACTGCACGATCATGGTCGAGGGGTACGACAGGTCACCGAGGAGTCACGAACGTCACGCCCCCACACGCCTTCTCGCCGTCCCGGCGCACCTCCACCGTTCGGCGACGCGTATCCATGGCGAGACGTGACGGCCACCGATACCTTCTGACGGTCCCGAAGCACGTGTTGCCAAGGTTGGGGTCGCGGGTTCGAATCCCGTCGTCCGCTCCACGTTTCCCCAGGTCAGACCCACAATCTGACGTATCGGCCATAAGTGCCCACGGACCCGCGAGTCACGAACGGCTCACGGAACGCTGCAACACGAGCCCGAGGGACAACATGACCGAACGCCGACTCGGCAGCATCCGCCCGCGCGGAACGAACCGCTGGCAACTCGTCGCCGAAGGACCGCCCGACCCGCGCACCGGCCGGCGGAGGCAACGGACCCGCATCTTCCGCGGAAGCCGCCGCGACGGCGAGAAGGCCCTCACCCGCTTCATCGTCGAGGTCACCAACACGACGATCTCGTCGGAGACCGCCACCGTCGACCAGCTCGTCGACGAGTACCTCGCCGTCGCCGGCCCGGACATGTCACCGGGTGCGGTCGCCGGCGCCCGTTGGAACTACGACGCCCACGCCCGGCACGTCATCGGCCACCTCCAGGTCGCCAAGCTTCAGGGCCACCACCTCGAGCACCTCTACGCCGACCTACGCGACCACGGCGGCCGCTGCCGGCTCGGACCCAAGCGCCGGTGCACGAGCATCCCGTGTGACCACGGCGGCGGGAAGCCGCTCGCAGCGTCCACCGTGCGACGAGTCCACGCTGTGCTCCACGCCGCGCTCGAGCAGGCCTGCCGGTGGAACTGGATCACCCGCAACCCCGCCGACAACGTCAAGAAGAGCAAGCGCATCACCGTCAAGAGGAAGAAGCCGGTCCCCGCCACGTCGGCCGACATCGCCGCGCTCACACGATGGCTCGCCGAACATGATCCCGAACTGTGGGCGTTCGTCGTCATCTCATCCCGGCGCGGCCCGCGTCCCGGCGAGGTCTGCGCGCTCCGCTGGACCGACATCAACGTCGACGCCGGCGAGATCACCTTCGCCCGCAACATCGCCCATGCACCCGGACGACGGCCCGCCTGGATCGAGAAGACGACGAAGACCGACGAGGGGCGAACCGTCGCGCTGGTCGGCGTCGCCCTCGCCGCTGTGCAAACTCACCGCCGTCGCTGCGCCGAACGCTCGCTCGCCCTCGGTGCCGGCCTGGCCGACGACGAGTTCCTGTTCAACCACGGGCCCGGACGTCCCTGGCTGCCCGGCAGCTACCTGTCGAAGAAGATGCGCACGGCGCGCGCATCCGCCGAGGTCGGCCCCATCACCTTCCGTGCTCTGCGGCATTACGTGGCGACGACGCTTGTGAGCCGAGGAGTTGATCCTGTCGCCGTCGCCGGCGTGCTCGGCCACTCACGGCCGTCCATGACCCTCGATGTGTACAGCGACTGGCAACCCGCGCGCGACGCCGCAGTCGCGGGGATCCTCGACGAGGAGCTCGACGGGACCGGCTAGGTATCGATCGCTAAACAGTCGTCGAGGAAGGACATGATCGGCTTGCCGCCCGAGAGCAGGTCCGGCGCGCGGCTGAAGAACTCGATGTGGTCATCGAACGGACGAATCGACGCGGTGAGCGCGTCGTCGCCTTGTCCCGCGTCCTTCGCCATCTCGATGTCGTCGCGTGCCCGTGTCAGGAATGGCGTCGGGTCGCCCTTGTCTCGTTGAGCGTTCGCAGCATCGACGACATCAACACACGCGCTGCGGACGTGACGGATCACGCTCGCCTTCGCTCTGTCGCTGTCGGATTGTGAACATCCGCTTGCCAGCATGACGATCCCAAGGCTCGCCACGATCACGAGTAGCCGGCGCACGATCGATCCTCTACGCCGATCCGTCGTTCGGGCATCGGTTCGCGGCAGCGTCGCGACAGACATGGCGGGCAGCGTTCAGACGAATCACACGCCTGTAATTGTCGTACCCCCTCTCATAGGTTGCAGCTAGGAGATGGGGCGAAGACACGAGGTGAACGATGGAAGCGGACGAACGGGTGCGTGAACTCGAGGCGGAGAATGCGACCCTCAAGATGGCGCTCCGAGCAATCGGAGCCGTGCTAGCGGTCACGGAGTACAGCTCCGAGGACGTTGAGCATGATGTCCCGGCCATCAGCGTCTAGCTCCTCCGCCGCGAGGATCGCGTCCCTCAAGGACCGGATCGGTCGACTCGAAGCTGGCACCCAGCCGAGATGCCGGGAGAGGGTCCCCGGAGCAAGCTCGAGCACCTGCTCCATGGCCAGAACCTTCGTTCTCGTGGGCTCGTTCTCGCCTGATACCCACTGGCTGATGGCGCCATCGGAGACGGACTCACCCGAGAGCGCCTTCACCTCGACGGCGAACTCCGGGCGCCCGAACCCTTTTAGATGCTTGGCCAACGCCTTCCCGAATGCCTGGCGCTGTTCCTTCGTGCTGTCCACGCCGAGAGTGTCGCATGTCCTCTGACCTGCATCTATAAGGACTGATAAGGGGCTGTAGTTCCACTCGTGTAGTTGGCCTGGGCCTCTCTTAAGTCGTACTTGACTTTTATTAGGTGACACTGGGATAGTTCCTCTGGTGTCCCGTTCAGCCGCACTATCCGAAGCGCTCTCACCAGAGGTGATCGCCGAACTTATGAAGACGCCGGGCGGGCGTCTGAAGTTCATGCGCCTCGCCGCCGGTCTGACGCAGGTGTCCATCGCTCGGGCCGTTCACGTCACGCAGCCCGCCGTGAGCCAGTGGGAGAAGAACCTCTGGCTGCCGGAGCTCGACGTGCAGTTCGCCCTCGCTGATCTGCTCGGCACGACGCGCGCGTTCATCTTCGGCGACAGCACCAAGCCCGTCATCGCCCCGTCGCACGCACCGGCGGTCGCAAATGGTTGAGCGCTCGTACGCGGCGGGTGCGATCACGCGGGGGCAGGACGGATTCTCCGCCGCGGCCGCCGCGTCGATCAGCGGTGCGACCTACCGGCAGGTCGACTACTGGGCGCGGACCGGTCTGCTCGAGCCGAGCATGCGGACGGGTCATGGCAGCGGATCGCAGCGCCGCTACGCCTACGACGACATCGTGGCGCTCACCGTTCTCGCCGGTGTGGACGCGAGCAAGCGCCGATCGATGGCGGCTGTGCTGCGCTCGCAGCCCCTGACGGCGGACCTCTGCATCGTCGTGCAGCCTGGCGTCGCATCGCTCATGTCGAAGCCTGATGCGATCAGCGTCGTCGGGGACAGCGACGACGTGGTCACGATCGTGCCGCTCGCACCGGTGATCACGTACGTGAACTCGCAGATCGAGCACGTACCTGTTCGAGAGGCCGTCAATGGCTGAGCTGCACCCGTTCGGAGACATCGATCCGACGCGCGGAGCGCGGGTGATGATCTCCGTTGACTTCGATCTCGTCGAGCGCCTGGTCGACACCCTCGATCGCGCGACCGGGATCATCTCCGAGCAAGAGCGCCGACTCGCTGAGACAAGAAGGCCGAGCGGACTCTCGATCCGCGACGCAGCGCACGAGCTCGGCGTGAGCGTGTCGACGGTCGAGCGGATGACCGCCGCGGGCGAGATCACACCCGTTCGGCTCGCCGGCCGTCGCATCTATCCGCGGCACGAGATCGATCGAGTGCTCGGCGCCACGATCGCGTCGCCGGTTCGGAGCGTCTCGTGAGCGAGCACGCCTTTGTCGACCCGCCGGTGCGGGTTCCCGCGGTTGCGTTCACCTCGCCGGCGTCCGTACCCCAGCATGAGGTCCCGGCCATAGCCGTCGGTGGGGTGAACGGAGCCACGGAGGCCATCGCGTTGCTGCATCTGCGCGACGACCTGCTCGAGCGCGCCGGCCATCACGTCACGTCTCTGTACGTCGAGACGTACTGGCTGCCCGTTCTCGGGCCGTCATCGATCTGGCTGCTTCGGCACGCCAGTCATCACCTCCCGGCAGAGGGCCGCTACGTCGTTGAGGCCGAGGTCTTGGGGAAGTGCCTCGGCCTCGACGGCGGCGGCCATCACAGTGCTCTTCACCGGACACTCCATCGGCTCGTGAGGTTCGGGGCCGCCGTCGATGACGGGAACTCCGTGTGGCGTCTCCGATCGCATCTTGCGGTGCTGTCGCGGAGGCAGTTGGCGCGGCTGCCGCTCGTTCTGCAGCGGGAGCACGCCGTGCATCACCCGTCGGGATAGCTCCGCCGGTCCATCTGTCAACCCATCTGCTCGAGGTTCGCCCGCCGAGGGCGTGTCGTTGTCGACCCCGCAAACGCATGAGGAGGCCGTGATGGCCCAGCAAGACGAAGTGCAGATCCCGCAGTTGCCCGAGCATCACGGTCAGGTGCCGGTGGGCGTCGTGACGTCGATCACCGGCACATCGAGCCGCCTCTTCCGGCCGCTCTCGACCGACGAGAAGGTGCTGCTTCTCGTCGAGGCGACCGTGAAGGAGGAAGGCCATCGCAGCGTCATCGACGGACTGCACCGGATCCACAAGCTCCAGGTCGTCGACCTGTTCGAGCTCACCGGCGACAAGGGCCAGAAGTTGCTCGGCGACGCGAAGCGGCAGGCCGGGAAGCTCGACGATCTCATGAAGGCGCGCGAGCCGCTGCCCGGAATCAACGACGGCGAAGACCAGGTCGATGACGACGACCTCGATGACGACGACCCGCTCAAGGACATCGTCGACGATGGCGGCCCGAAGGGCGGCCGCAAGTGAAGGGCACGCCGATCAACGACGTGAAGGTCGGCGCCCGCCGACTGCGAGTCGACGACGTCGTGAAGGTGAAGGGCCTTCGCGGAGCCTTCCGCATCACAGGTATGCGCGACCTTGGCGGCGACAACGGTGACGCGCCGAACGTCGAGGTCACGCTGTACGGCGGGAACCACGGCGGCGTGCAGATGTACCGCACCGTCATGGTCGAGCGCATCGGTACACGGAAGGCGCTCGCAGGAGCGGGGGCGCAGTCATGACCGACGTCGTCCCGTTCCCGCACACTGAGACCGGCGGCGAGCTCGATCTTCACGAGGGTGATCGTCGCCGCCTGAACGCGCTGTATCGCGAGTGCATGCGGATCGCGAACTCGAAGTTCGTCCCCGACGCGTACAAGGGCGACGCCGACACGATCTTCGCTCTGGCCCGCTACGGCGAGCAGTACGGCCTGGCGCCGATGCACTCGCTGTCCCGGCTCTACATCATCCAGGGGCGGATCGAGCCGAGCTACGACGTCGTCCTCGGCGTTGTGATGAGCCACGGCCATGAGGTCCGCATGGAGGAGACGTCATCGGAGCGGTGCACGGTCGCTCTGCGCCGGGTCGACTCGGACTTCTGGCAGCGGGTGACCTTCACGATCGCCGACGCGAAGCGCGCCGGTCTCCTCGACGTGTGGGTCGAGAAGTGGCAGAGCTCGCAGTCCGGCAAGAAGTTCAAGCAGGAGTACGTCATCGGGACGCTCGACGTCGCCGGCGAGCCTGAGCTCAAGGCCGAGCTCGTCGACAATGCGCCCGGATGGGCGACGGAGCTCATCGAGAAGCGCGAGTTCAGGTTCCGGGACAACTGGCGTCGTCATCCGGACGACATGCTCGCCTCGAAGGCGATCCGCCGCGCGGCGAAGCGGTTCTGCCCGGATGCGTTGCTGAACCTCACCGACGAGGGCGAGGGGATGCCGATCGACGATCTGCAGCGCGTCGATCAGCCGGTCTCGCACGACCACGACCAGGCCGGCGACGACGACATCGTCGACGCAGAGATCGTCGACGAGACCGGCGAGGACGGGACTCCACAGAAGGGCACCGGTACTGACGGTGCGGACACGGAGGAGAGGCCCGCCGCCACGGCGACAGCGGGCGATGGTGCCGACGGCCAGGACGTCGGACGTGCCGCATCCGAGCCGAGCCCACCGGCAGGGGATGAGGGGGCGGAGGAACCTTCTGCCGCCGTGGAGGCGCCCGAGCCCCCTCCTCCATCCACCGCAGAGGGGCGAGTCGAGGAGCTGACGGAGCAGCTCGAGCAGAGCGTGACCGCGGCACGAGAGGCCCGGCGCGCGGCCGCGGCGTCGCCCGAGCCCGAGGAGGAGGACCTCGAGGTCGTCGCCGACGAGGACGTGCCTCTCGCCGGCGCCACGTTCGTGCGGTCATTCGCGATCCAGGTTCGCGAGTCGGACGATGTGCACGGTCGACGGTTCGATGACGAGGACCGGCATGCGATCGTCGCTCACGTCACCGAGGGACGCACGCGCTCGACGAAGGAGGTCCGGCTCTCCGAGGTGTCGGACTGCTTCGCCACGCTGTCGCAGCTCGTGAAGGGACGCTTCGAGTCGATCGACATCGACGGACTCCGCACGATCCGGCCGGTCAAGTGATGAACCTGCGAATTGCCCGCGTCTCCGTACTTCACCGCCCATCGAGCTACGAGCTGCACACGGGAGCAGATCCGCTGGCGATCGCCGTGGAGTTGCAGGACGTCACGTGGGCCGACGCTTCAGTCGAAGAGCACCAGGAGCAAATAGCGCTGACCCTTCGCCACATCAAGGACCACGAGCGCGTTATCCACCTGCATGAGCTGGCGATCGAGACGATCGGCGTATCTGGCGACAGGACTCTGCGCGCGGCGGCTGACTCGGGAGCGAAGCGGTGAGCGCCCGCTACTCATCCGACAACCCCGGACTCGCCATGGGTCGCAAAGTTCGAGTCCAAGCTGCCATGGAGATCGTGCTCCTCGAAGGGATTCAGTGGGCCGACGACAACCGCGACCCGTGGGATCTCTGCACCGACAAGGCGGTCGGGCGCGCGTGCGGACATCGTGACGCGACGTCATGCGTGCTGGAGTCGCTCCAATTCTTTCTCCTAGCGCGAACCGACCCTGAGAGGTACGGGCATCTCGCCAAGCCGCCAAGCGATCCGGCCGAAAGAAGCGGTGCGCCGTCTACGCCGAGCGTCCTCCGTGCGAAACGGCTCGATGAAGGGGTCATGTTCTACTTCGACGGCGACATCCCGGCGGATGGCGTCACCAATGAACGCATGGTCGCCGCCTTTGCCGAACTGGAACGGTGCGAGAACGACTCCGTGCGCGCGGATATCGCCATCCTTGAGGCTGAGCTCGCCGGTATCGATGACGCGATCCTCGACGCCCAGCGCGAGTTGCGCGTCGAGGAATGGATGCAGCTCATGCGCCGCCGCGACCTGTTGCCGGGGCTGATCAACGAGCTGCGTCGCTCCGTCGAAAACGGAGCCAAGGCATGAGCGCCGTGGACCCCGATCTCGTCGAGCTGGGCTGCTGCGTGTACGCCCTCGACCTCAACACACAAACGGACGCTGACGCCAACCAGGTGCAGGGCGGGATCGTGTTCGCGATCGAGTCGCACGTCGACCCCGATACCGGGGAGGTCGAGCGGCGGTTCATCACCGCGACGCCGTGGCGCGGCCAGGTGCGGTTCGACGTCGTGCTCGCCGACGAGGTCAAGCAGATCGAGTTGCCGAACTCGGCGATGATCCGCTCGCTCATCCGGCAAGCCGGGAAGGTCGTCGCGCAGTCCAAGCGCGCCATGGGAACCGACGTCGCGCGCTGCGTGTCGCTGCAGCAGACACTGATGGGGATCCTCGGGTGAGCGTCGATGTCATGTTCGCCGAGACCCTGAGTGCTGCGCGTCGCGGCGAGACACTGAACTTCAAGTGGTACGCCGGTTATCTCCATCAACTGCCGCGTCCGAACACGACGAGAAAGGTCACGGCGGTCGCGTGTCACTACTGCGAGCAGACGTATGAGTCGGCGAACTGGAGCCAACTGGCCCGCGAGCTAGCTCACCTTGGGTGGAACGAGGTGCTTGACGCCGCCCTCGCTCTTCCCGGTGGTCGGTGGTCTCGGCATCCCAAACCGAAGGTGATCGTCTGCAATCACTGCATCACGACGTGGCACCGCGAGCGCCTTCGTAGGCAGCGCCTGGTCTTCTCCCCGGCGGCGTCGTGATGAGCGATCTAGCCGTGTGCTCTGTCTGCGAAGCAGCGTTCGAGAGCGGAGATCGGTTCGTCGAGGCGACGTACTTCTGGCTCATTGGAGCGGTGACGTCGACGACTCGGCGGCACGCGGATTGCACGCCGGTCTATGTCGGATCTTCCTGTGAGGACTGCGGCGCGACGGGCCCGCTCCGGAACGGGTTCTGCCGCCCGTGTTTTCGAGTCCATCTGAACCACTGCAGCTGCGAAGGCAGGAACGACGGCGACGACTGCTCGCTGCAACCCGAGTGGATGGGGAGAGTGACATGAGGCGGACATGGCCCTCGATGCTCAGCTTCTTCGACGACGACCCGAAGCGGGGCCGGTCGGCGGAGGTCGACTACGGCACCTGGTGGCGGGAGGAGGGCCGCGGTAGTCCGCACTGGCGGGTGTCGTTCGTCGTCGCGACCGGCGAGCTCTACGCCGTCTGCATGGCGGGTCCGTGGTGCGCCTACTCCGGGCAGGTCGAGTTGCTCGCGGTTCTGCCGACGGCCGGTGACGCGCGCGCTACGGCGGCGTGGTTCATGGCCGGCTGGGTGGAGCATCACGCTGAGGGCAACGGCCTGAGCTGGATCCGTACGCAAGCGCATCGGTGCGGGGTTGCCGCGTGACCGCGGAGGCGTTGCCGTCCATCCCGTCGCTGATGAGGATCCTCGACGAGGTCTACGAGGTGCGCGCCGTCGAGGTCGGGGACCTGGGTGAAGCGGAGCTTCCGCTCACGTCGTGGTGCACGGTGCTCTCCGAGGATCTCGGCGCGGTGTCGCGCTCGACGCTCGCCGCCGAGCAGTCGGGAGCTCTCGACGACGTTCGAGCGCGCGCCCTGCGCCTGGTCGTCGACAGCGTCGCTCTTGTCGAGCAGCTCGATCGATCGACCGGTCGTCACGGAGATCTCGACGACGTGAGTCCCGAACGCACGCCTACTCCCGAGCCCATCGTGCGCGCAGCGCCGGAGCTCGAGGAGCCCGAGCCGCCCCCGTTGCCGATCAGCGACGTCGCCGGCGACGAGTCATGGTGGAACGGCGACCGGTGGCGTGACCTTCTCCGCCGCAACGGTGTTCGTGTCGCTGACGCGATCCGGCAAGGGCAAGCGATCGCCCGCACGCTCGGCCAGCCCGAGCCGGCCACGCTCGACGTCGTCTCGCCGGCGATCGCAGCGCAGCTTCGCGCCTGGGTCGAGTCGAGATCGGCCGGTGTCGCATGACCGTCACCGTCACCATTCCCGCTGGTCTGCTCCTCGTCCCGCGTCGCATCAACGGCGTCACGAAGCCGGTGTGGGACATCGTCCACAAGGGGTCGAAGAGGCCCGTGATCAAGGATTGCGGTACCCGCGACGGCGCGCTGGCGACGTCCGTGTCGCTCGGCGGGATCGACTGGGAGCGCGACACCGACGTGATCCTCTCCGATGCGACGGCGCGAGCCGTGGCGCTCGCTGTCCAGTCAGAGGTGTGGGGCGAGTCGACGGCCTCGAGGCGGGCACGGTGAGGGTCGTCGGCCTCGACGTCTCGTCGACGTGCACCGGCGTTGCCGACGCGCGTGGACGCACGTGCCTGGTCCAACCGCGCACCAAGGGCGTCGGTAGTCGGCTCGATGAGACCGTCACCGGCGTCATCCGCGCCCTCGGGGCCGGAGGTGGTGCCGACATGGCGGTCATCGAGGGCTACAACCCGCGCGGCGCGCAGGGCTTCACGATGTGCCGGCTCGCCGAGGCCGGCGGGATCGTCCGCTGGGCGCTTTGGCGGGACAGCGTGAAGATCGTCGAGCTCGCACCGACGAGCCTCAAGAAGCTCGCTACCGGTCACGGCAACGCCGACAAGGACGCCGTGCGCGCCGCCGCGACGACGTGGCTCGGCTACGAGGGGAAGTCGTACGACGAAGCAGACGCGTTATGGGCGCGCGAGGCGGCGCTGCAGGCGTACAGCAGCTCGTCGGTGACGTTGCCGGCCGAGCATCTCGAGGCCCTCAAAGCCGTGAGGTGGCCAAGCTGATGTTGACGGAACATGGCGAGCGGAAGATCGATCGGTTCTTCTGGCTGTTGATCGCGGTGGCCGTGCTGTACCTGATCGGGCACCTGGTCGTGGCGTTCACCCGCGAGGCGTTCGAGACGCCGTCGATTCCGCTGCGGCCGATCCCGGCGTCAGCACCGGCGGCGGCGGACTATGCCGAGCCGATCACATCGACCCCATCCACGTCGGTGAAGGCTGCCGCCCGTCGTTCCGTGGTCACGTCGTCGACGTTCGATCTGCTGGCGGACTGCGAATCCGGGGAGTGGGATCGCAACGGCAACCCCATCCCGGGCACCGCACGGTGGGACGATCAGCGCGGAGATTACGAGGGCGGACTGCACTTTGCTCCGTCGACTTGGGCGCGCGCTGGCGGCCTCCGCTACGCTCCGCACGCCTACCTAGCGACGCGCGTGGAGCAGATCGAGATCGCTGAGGCGTGGCTGGCGCGTACGAGCTGGCGGCAATGGCCCGTCTGCTCCCGAAAGATCGGCGTCCGGTGAGCGCGCTCGCCGAATGGACAGACGAGACGAGTCCGTCCGCTCATCTCACCGAAGTGCCCCGCCCGGTCGACCGGTTCGAGCTGCCAGCCGCGACCCTCGCCGCTGCGGCAGCCGCCGCGAGGGTTGACGCGGGCGTGCTCCACGAGGCGGTGCGGCTCGCGCTGTCCGGCGGACCCGACGAGGAGCTCCCCGGCTGGCAGGAGGACGGCCTCTGCCGCAGCGGCGGTGACGTCGACAGCTACTTCCCCGCGCTCGGCTCGGGACGAGAGTTCCGAAGCCTCCTTGACCGCTGTGCGGGCTGTCCTGTGCAGTCGGCGTGTCTCGCGTCGGCGCTGTCGGCTGGTGATCGTTGGGGCATATGGGGCGGAACCTCGGAGAACGGCCGGCGGAAGCTGCGGAAGGTGCTGCGCAAGGCCGGGGTGATGGGCGTCACCGGAGAGGACGCGTTCCTCGCCTGGATGGCGCCGGGCGCTGATCGAGAGCCTGCGCATCGCGACGAGCTCCTGCTGGTCGGGATCACGCCGCGGCCGCATCAACGCGAGGCGGTCGCTGCGGTGTGCGCCGAGATCGCCAGTGGTGGCCCGTGTCAGATCGCGATGGCGACCGCGTCCGGGAAGACGCACGTCGGGCTCTGGGTCGCCGAGCATCTCGACGCGCGACGCGTGCTCGTGCTCGTACCGAACCTCGCTCTCGTCGCGCAAACCGCCGAGTTGTGGCAGGCGGTGACGAGCAGGTCGATCGAGACGCTCGCCGTGTGCAGCGACACCGGGGAACTGACGATCGAAACGACCACTGAAGTCGGCGTCGTCCGTGACTTCCTGCAGCACGCCGACCGGGCCGTCGTGTTCGCCACCTACCAATCCTCGGCTGTCGTCGCTGCCGCCGGCGTGCCGTTCGACCTGACGATCGCCGACGAGGCTCACCATCTCGCGGGCGAGACCGGCAAGGCGTTCGCGTCGGTCCTGCGCGGCGAGATCCCGACCGCCCGCACGCTGTTCATGACGGCGACGCCGCGGCGGTTCCATCGACACAACGGCGACGTCGACCTGGTCGGGATGGATGACGAGGCGTTCGGACCTCGGGTGTACGAGCTCAATCTGTCCGACGCGGTCGCCGCCGGGATCGTCGCCGACTACCGAGTGATCGTCGCAGCCGTCGACCGTGACACGTTCGATCGGGTCGCGGCACATCCTGAGCTCGGCGACGTCGATCCGCATCTCCTGGCCGGCGCGATCGCTGTCGTGCGCGCCATGGGCGACTCCGATCTCCGCAGCTGCATCAGCTTCCACACCCGGGTGGAACGGGCTCGCACGTTCGCCTCGCTGGTCGGGCTCGTCGCCGAGCAGCTGCCGGGCGCGACGCCGGCGGGCCCGGGCTGGTCCGGGTTCCTGAACGGTGACGCGTCGATGCGGATCCGCCGTCGGCTCCTCGCCCGGCTGGTCGACGACGTGACGTGGGGTGTGATCGCCAACGCCAAGACCCTCGGCGAAGGCGTCGATGTTCCCGCTCTGGACTCGATCGCGATCGTGGACCCGAAGACATCCGAGCAGGACGTCATGCAGGCCGTCGGTCGCGCTCTTCGCCGACCAGGCGCCAAGGCGAAGGTCGGGACGGTCCTCCTGCCTGTCCTGCTCACCGGCGACGCTGATCCAGACGATCCGCTCGCCGGGGTCGACGATCGCAGTGTCGACATCATCGCCGGCGTCCTCCGTGCGCTACGGGCGCACGACGCCGACCTCGGCAGCCGGCTCGACCGAGCTCGCCGCCGGATCGGCGTGCCCTCGAGCGCTCGGACGAGCACCCCTCGTCTTCTCCGCTCGTTGTTGCGGGGCCGCGCAGCGCGTGGGCTGCTGCGCAGCCGGGTGCAGTTGTGGCTTCCGGGTGGCGCTACCGGTGACCTCGCCGGCGCGCTCTCGCTGCGGTTGATACGCGAGTCGACCGCCAGCTGGGAGGAGTCGTACAGCCGTCTGTGCGCGTGGGTCGAGCAGCACGGTTCGCTTCCCGCTCAGGGCGTGAAGGTGCCGGACGAGACGGGCACGTTCGCCCTGGGCGCGTGGATGGGCAAGCAGCGCACTCTCTGCAAGCGAGGGATGCTCGCCTCCGATCGGATCGCACGCCTCGAGGCACTCGCAGGGTGGACGTGGAACGCGAGGGACGAGCACTGGTGGCGGAAGTTCGAGCTGCTCACCGAGTACGTCGAGCGTCACGGTTGGCCACCCGCACGCGCCGGCGCTGGCATGTGGCGCGGATCAAGCATGGCGAACTTCGTCAGAGGCTGCCGTGCCGGGTACACCGTCGACGGCAAGGAAGGCGGGTGGCTTCGCCAGTTCCCGGATCGGATCGCCGCGCTCGAGGCGATGCCCGGCTGGGTGTGGAACGAGCTCGACGCCGCTTGGGAGGAGCATTTCGACCAGCTGCGCCGCTGGGCGACTGTCACGGGTCATGCGGATCCGGCGTTCGCGGACGAGATCGATGGGTTCCGGATCGGAGCCTGGACGATCAAGCAGCGCGCCAAGATCCGGCGCGGCCAACTCGATGAGGAGCGTGCGGCGCGGTTACGCGCGCTACCCGGCTGGCGTGACGAGATTCGTGAGGCCGGCTACGTCGTGACGTGGGACGAGAACGTCGAGATCGTCGCTCGTTGGATGGCCGAGCATGATGGTCAACAGCCGCCACAGACGCTCGCGCTCGACAGCGGCTTCCGCATCGGGCACTGGTGCGCAAAGCAGCGAAATGCGCGCCGATCGGGAGCGCTTTCAGCCGCCCGGGAGGCCCGCTTGTCGGCGATTCCCGGATGGCAGTGGCAGGTCCGAGTCGAACGATGGGACGCGTTCTACGACGCCCTCGTCGAGCACGTGCAGGCCGGCGGATCCGCCGGCAGCATCCCCAGAGAGCTGCGGCCAGGCGGGATCAACCTCGGCAACTGGGCGACGACGCAGCGGTTGATGTACGAGCGGGGGACGCTCACGCGCCGGCGGATTGAGCGGCTCGAGGCGGTCCCGGGTTGGCGCTGGCTGCGGGGGACCGCGTCATGACGCTCACGCCGACACTTGCGCTCGATCCCGAACTGCTCCTCAACCCCGGCCAGGTTGCTCGTCTGTTCCGTGTAGCTCCGAAAACGGTTCTCGGATGGTGCGCGAGCGGGGATCTTCGTCACTACCGCCTGAGTGCTCGCGTCATTCGAATCGATCCCAATGATCTGGACGACTTCGCACGACTCCGTTCAGTGCGCGCTGCGGAGATGGATCAACGCCAGTCCGAACCGGTCGTGTCGCATCCTCCGTCCGACGTCGGCAGGCGGTTCGGCGAACGCGTCGAAGCTCTCCTCACGGAGCTCGGCTGGTCACGCCGGCGACTGGCGCGCGAGACCGGGCTGTCGGTCGGAACCGTCAACTCCTTCCTCGTCGAGCGACGCTGCCCACGCGTCGACACCGCCTACCGGATCGCCCTCGCGCTCGACACGACCCTCGATGACCTTCTCGATCCGTTCGGCCGATCGGAACCGACGTGAGCGAACGCGTCGAATTGGACTGCGGCTGCATCGTGCTGGCCGATCACGAGCGAGGCGATCGCCTCGTGCACTGCCCAGGCAACGAGGGCGCTACGCCGTGCGAGGGCGGGATCCGCCACGCCGTCCACGCCACCGAGGTGTCGATCTTCGTGTACGAGAGCCGCCGACTCGATCCGATACCCGTCGCCGACGAGGGGGCCGACTGATGGGTATGGGCGAAGGCGCGATCGAGATGGCCTGCGGTTGTGTCGTCGACATCGCGCAACTCAGTGCCGGTTCGGCCGTTGAGTGCTCTGGCCACGGGATTCGATGGGCGGTTCGATCAGAAGCGCAGCCGTGCACTCATTGTCCCGTGATCATGTGGGGCTACTTCGCGGACCCCGGCACCCGGACAGGTGAGCAGGCGATCCGACGCGACGAGAGGCAACGCGTTGCGAAGGCGTTGCGAGGTGACCTTGCCGTAGTTGCGCGCGTGCTGTCATCGGTACTCGCGAACCCCGCGGCGACTCGTGATCATCGCCAGGCGATTGCGCAGTTCCTGAGCAAGGATCAGCGGGACAAGCTTCGACGTCTGCTCGACGGCGATTTCGCACGGATGGGCCTGTTCCTCGCTGCGCTGGTTGAGGAGGTCGATGATCCGTCTACTCGTCTGTCCTCTACTCCGGAACGCCATCGACCCGTTCAGGATCATCGACCGGCGATCGCCGCCTTCCTCAACCAGGAGTCCGACGATGAATGAGCATCTGATGAAGGCGAAGGCGGCGCTCGCCGATGCGCGCGACCTCGACATCCTCGATCCGCAATACACCGAGCTCCTCATCTGCGCACGTGTCCAAGCAGAGGTCGCCCAGGCCGACGCGCTCGAACGGATCGCGGCGGTGCTGGAGCAGATCGTGCCCGAGGTGGTGTGCATCAATGGCTGACGGTCCGCTCGCTGCTGGGTTCCGACACATCGACGAAGGCAACCCCGGCGTCGCCACACTCCTCGCGACAATGCTCTGCCGTCACGACCTCCACGCGGTAGCCGACGACGACGGCGTCACCGCCACGACGGGCGGGATCGTCATCAAGATCAGCCATCGGCAGATCAAGGCGATCGTCGACCGCGCTCTCGACGCCGACGGCATGACGTTCTCGCAGGCGATCTCGGCTGAGGTGCATCTCACCGTCCAGATGATCATCGAGGCCGCCTCGACGATCGATCACGCGCTCCTGGACGGGACGCCGTGATGAGGCGACTACTGGAACGGGCCCGCCCGCTGCTCGATCGACTTCCGCACGACACGCTCATGATCGGCGGCAAGCCCTACATGCGGCGCTGGTACCTCTTCGGCTACGCGCCCGACCCCGAGGATGTCGACAAGCGCATGATCTGTGCTGTCTGCAGCGGTGACGTCTACCGCGCCGAGAACACGGCCGGCTCGTGGTGGGCGCATGCCGGTCACGGCGGTGGAGTACTCGACGAGCGCCACTCCGCCGTTGCGATCTCCGCGTCCCGGCCGGGCTGGTGGTGGCGCGATCACGGCATCGGCGCGGTGCGAGTGCACGAGATCGTCGCCGGCGACGACAGCCGAGCCTTCCACGATCATCCGTGGGCATTCCTCGCCATCGGACTGAGCGGCTCGTACATCGAAGAAACCCCGGACCCCGGCCTCGTCGAGCACGACGCGGCCGGTGTCGTCACGCAGTGTCCGCTCCCGGGAATCTGGTGGAACCGCAAGCGCCGGTTCACGGCCCCGTTCGTCAACGTCAAGCGCGCTACCGATCTGCACGTACTCGACGTGCACGACGGTCCCGTCTGGACGCTGTTCCTCACCCGTCCGAAGACGCGCAGTTGGGGATTCGCCGGCCCGTTCGGATGGATGGGCTGGCGCGACTTCGACTCCGCGTTCCCCGAACGAGACGCATGGACCGACGCGTGACCGCCGAAGCGCGCAGCCTTGTCGACCTGCTGTCGATCGAGCAGCACGGCCGACTCGATGGGCGTGAACGGCTCGCGTCGATCGTGTTCCCGAACGGGTCGATCGCCAGTGTCCCGCCTGAACTTTCCGTCTCGGTATGGCGCGGGATGCGTGACCAGTCGTGACCGACAAAGCCGCGCAATGCCCGCGCGTCGTAGGCGGATCCGATGGCGGCCTTACGAGGTGCGGCAACGAAATGCCGTGCCCGGATCATCGACGTCTCGACGGCGTCCCGACCGAGGAACTCGAGGCGGAGCTCACTCGCCGAAAGCAGGACCCGAACGATGGCAGCTGAACTCCGCATCTCGCCTGACCTGTCGCTGCCGCTCGAGGCCGCGACGGAGACGTTCGCCATCCTCGCCGTGAAGCGGGCTGGCAAGAGCAACGCGGCAGTCGTGATGGCCGAGGAGATGTACGACGTCGGGATCCCGTGGGTCGCCATCGACGCCAAGGGCGATTGGTGGGGCGTTCGTGCCGCCGGCGACGGCGAGGCGGCGGGTCTCTCGGTCCTCGTGTTCGGTGGCCTGCACGGTGACGTGCCGCTCGAGCCTGGGAGCGGGCGTCTCGTGGCCGATCTCGTTGTCGAGCAGCGGATCACGTGCGTCCTCGATGTGTCAGAGATGACGAAGGCCGACCAGCGCCGGTTCCTGATCGACTTCGCTGACCGGCTCTACCGGCGCAACACCGAACCGCTCCACGTCTTCTGTGAGGAAGCCGACGAGTACATCCCGCAGCGGGTCCTCGGTGAGATGGCGAAGCTCGTCGGGGCGTTCGAGACGCTCGTGAAGCGAGGCGGGTTCCGAGGCATCGGCATCACGCTCATCACACAGCGCAGCGCCTCGCTCAACAAGGACGTGCTCACGCAAGCCGGGACGCTCATCGCCATGCGGACGCCGAGCCCGCAGGACCGGAAGGCCGTCCTGGCGTGGATCGATTACCACCAGGCCGGCAAGGAGGTCGTTGACGAGCTGCCATTGCTCGAGGACGGCGAGGCGTGGGTGTTTTCGCCGCAGTGGCTCCGCACGTTGCAGAAGATTCGGTTCCGTCGGCGTCGTACGTTCGATTCCGGTGCGACGCCGAAGGTTGGCGGCAAGCCGCGGCCTCCTGCCCGCTTGGCCGACGTCGATCTCGCCGCCATCAAGGAGCAGATGGCCGAGACGATCGAGCGAGCGAAGGCCGATGATCCGAAGGAGCTCCGCAAGCAGATCAAGCAGCTGCAGCAGCAGCTCGGCGAACGTCCGGCGGAGCGCGAGGTCGTCGAGATCGAAGTGCCGATCGTGCCCGCCGAGGTGCGCGACGCCGTCGTAGCGATCGGCCAGATCGCCGACCGGGCGTCGATCAACCTCCAGGAGGCGATCGCCAAGGTCTTCGGCGACATCCTCGAGCAGACCGTCGGCCTGGTCGCCGGCGGCTGGGGGATTCAGGCCGAGCGCACTGCGAGCGTGATCGACGCCGGCGAGCGCTTCACAGATCGTTCGGGCAGGGCGAAACGGACAGCCCCTACTCCGCCTGCTTCCGTCGCACGTCGGGGAGACATCCCGATGGCACCCCGCCCTGCCCGAACGAACACCGTCGAGGGCGTGAACGAGCCGAGGCAGCGGATCCTCGACGCGATCGCCTGGTACAACTCGGTCGGCGTCGCCACGCCCCGCCGCGGCCACGTCGCCTTCGTCGCAGGTACTTCGCCGGCGTCATCGGGTTTCGAGAAGAACCTCGGCGCGCTGCGCACCGCCGGCCTCGTGCACTATCCGGAGCCCGGCACCGTCGCGCTCACGCCTGACGGCGCTGAGGTAGCCCGGCCCTCCGTGCAGATCAGCACGACCGCCGAGCTCATCGACGCGCTCGGTGCGCGGCTCGGGAAGCCGAAGGCGGCGATCCTGCGCGCACTCGTCGACGTGTACCCCGAACCGATGGACCGCGTCGAACTCGCCGAGCGCGTGGGCGTGTCGCCGCAGTCCAGCGGATTCGAGAAGAACATCGGGTCGCTGCGAGGCCTCGGATTTGTCGCCTACCCCGGCCCCGGGCTCGTCGTCGCGACGGATCTGCTGTTCATCGACGGTGACCGATGACGACGATCGCCGAATGCACACACGGAATGCCGTCGCCGCGCGCGTGCATCGAGTGCATGGAGGCCGGACCGGTCGGCGCGCCGACATCATGGCACCGCGTCGGTAGCCCGTTCCGTGCCGCCTATCCCGCCTACTGCTCAGGATGCGGACATCTGGTCGCTGTCGGCGCGCTGATCCAGCGGTGGGACTGGGCCGACGACCGCACCGTCTACACGCACGAGGCCTGCACGCCCACCACATCGCCGAAGGAGCAGCAGTGACCAGAACAGCGACGCGCCCATACCCCCCCCCCACGGACGGCACGGCCCTCCGTGGTGCCCAACCGCTCGCACTGGCGGAGACGATCAGTGACCGCGCCCCAGCACGCTGACGTCGCGCCCGGAATCCTCATGCTGCCTGTCGACCAGCTGACGATCGGGCTCGACTTCCGCCTCGACGACGACCCTGAGGACCTCGAGGAGCTCGCGCTGTCGATCGGCGAGCTCGGAGTACTCCAGGCGCTCGTCGTGCGCCAGGTCAAGGACGGCTGGGAGGTTGTCGCCGGGCGTCGGCGTCTCGCTGCGGCGCGTATCGCTGGCCTGTCGTCGGTGCCCTGCATGCTTCGAACGCTCACCGCTGACGAGGCGGCCGATGTCGCCCTGGCCGAGAACATGCACCGCCGGGATCTATCCGCCGTCGAGATCGCGCTCGCGTACGCGCGGTTGCGCGACCGAGGGCTCCTGCAGAAGGAGATCGCGAAAAGGGTCGGGAAGTCCGAGGGTCACGTCTCGCTCCTGCTGACGCTCCTCGAGATCCCGGAGGAGCTCCGCGACAAGGTCCACCGCCGCGAGATGAGCTACCGCACCGCGGTCGACCGGTGGCGCCGGCGGGGTGACCATGGCGGAGGAGCCGGCACGCACGGGAAGCTGACCGGCGATACCGCTGAGCTGGTAACCCATTGGCGGCGCCGGCACGACCGGCTCCTCGCCGGCATCCACCAGGTCGTCAAGGCGAAGACCGACACGATCGCCATGCGGTCGATGCTGAACCGGCTGCTGCAGGTCGATCGCGAGCCGCTCGCTGAGCAGGACGGACGGCAGCGATGAGGCTTCGCCGATGGCAGCTCGTCTGGTCGAAGGCGAACGGCAAGAGGACGCCGGGAGCGCGGTTCTTCTTCCGCCGAAACGCCGAACGTCACGCACGTGCTCTCTTCTACGAGATGGGCTTCCACGTGCCGCCGATCGACGACATGCCGACCCGGCCGCGCAACGTCGAGGTCGAACATGTCTGAGCACGCGCCGGCCGGCGAGCGAGTCGAGATGACCGTGGCCGAGGTCGAGGAACTGTGCCGCCTCGCAGCGACCGAGGCGGTCACGACCGCGCTCGACGGGCTGCGTGCGCTTCCCGTCGAGCAGCGAATGGACGCGATGGGGATGCAGCGGGTCGAAGGGATGGTCGACATGGAAGTTCTGATGCAGCGCGGCGTTCTCTGGGCGCCCAGAGAGGAATGGCCCACATGACCCGGCCGGCACGTCACGACCCGGCCGGTGGTAGCGGTTGGTCGCTCATCAGCCTCATGTTCTCTGCGCCGCTCATCGGCGTGCGTCTGCGGTGGCCGAACGTGCTGCACGCCATCGACATGGATGGCCTGCCGATCAAGAGCTGGCCGAACGGGAAGGCGCGTTCCGTCTGCGGCCTCAGCGGTCTCCGTGTCGTCGCATCGGGGCGACTCGATTGGCCTGTGGCCTCCCCGGCTGCGCGGCCTTCCGAACGGAACGATCCGGTGCGAGGAGTGCCACCAGGCGATGGGCCGGAAGCGCCCGCGCTCGACGTTCAAGCCGAAGGAGATGGCGGATGCGTAACCAGCGGACGGCCACGTGAAGAACGGTGTGTACAGAGGCCATAGCGCCGGCACGATCGCCATGATCAACACATCGTTCGCGACGCTGACCAAGACCGCCGTCGACGTGGCGATGACGTACTCGATCGACCTCGGGATCGTCCATCAGATGTTCGCCTCGGCCGAGCTCGACGGCTGCGCGGCGTGGGTGAAGGCCGACCCCGATCGGCTGCTCGTGCTGTCAGTGCGGGGCATCGCGTCGGATCTCGCCCGACAGTGGGACAACACCCGCGACGACGCGAAGCATCTCGCGTTGGCGCACGACCTCAAGGCGCGGGGGATCGCAGCGCGCACCGTCATTCGCTACGGCTGGGAGATGCAGGGCAGTTGGTTCCCGTGGGGACCCACCAAGACCGGTGATGGGACGCAGGCGCCGGGCTTCGTGCGGATGTTCCGTCGTGTCGCCAAGCTGTACCGCGCGGTGCCGGAGCTGCGCATCAACTGGTGCGCGAACGGCTGCCCTCAGAACGCCGGCGCCTGGTGGCCGGGTGACGACGTGGTCGACATCGTGGGGATGGACCGCTACGACGCCTGGGTCGGGAACATCCTCGACCCGGCGAAACGGTGGGCCAGGGTCGGCGCCGACTTCGACCGTCAGGCCGCGTTCGCCGACGCGCACGGGAAGGCGAAGTCGCTCGACGAGTGGGCGTGCTGGCACACCGGCTCACCGGCCTACGGCGGTGGGGACTCGCCGTACTTCGTGACCAGCGTGGCGAAGCATCTCGCCGACCACGGCTACTTGTACTCAACCTACTTCGACAGCTCAGCCGGCGGTGTCGGCGTGACGTTGGCGGATTGTCCGAAGGCGCGCGCCGCGTACATGGCGGCGTTCGCATGACGCGGGCGGGAGGTAGTCGTGTCCGAGGGTGATGGACTCCACGCCGCGCTCCCGCGTTCGTTCGAGCGGTTAGCGGACGATCTTGTCGTGGGTCGCCATGGCGAGCCGCACGTCGCCTTTGCCGTCCTGATCTACCCCGACCGGGAGCCCGCCGTCGTGGCGGTCACCGAACGCGGCGCCGGCACATGCGACCTATCGAAGATCGTCTCCGGCAATGAGGACGACCGCGACCGGGAGGGCCGGTTCTTCTCGCTCGCCGATCTCGAGGAAGCCGAGGACGCGCTACGAGACGCCCTCATGGGCATCCGCACGTTCGGCTACACGAAGCGCGTCTGCGGACTGGGTGAGCACGTCGGCGACTGGATCAAAGACCAGTGGGTCGCTCGTCGTGACCGCCGCCTGGAAGCCGAGATGGAGAAGGCCGCGCACGACGCGAAGTACGCCCACAAGTGCGAGTTCTGCGGCTCCGGGTTCACCGAGCGCGGGCTGGGGATGCACCAGACCCGCTCGCTTCCGTGCAGCCGCCGCAAAGCCGAGAAGGAGGCCGCAAATGCCTGAGCGGGCGGGGCAGCGCATCACCTGGCAGCGCATCGAGGAGGACGAGATACCGCGCGAAGTGGCGCAGCAGTTGGACGCACTCGCTGCGCTCGACGAGAAGGGTCACGAGTGCTGGTGGATGGTGGCCCGATGATGAAGCAGGCCCGTTCCGTCCTTGAGTTGAAGCCCGCCGACGACGGGCGCTGGACCGTCACGGAAACGATCGAGATCGAGCTGGGGCGTTGGGCGTCGTACTCCGAAGCGCGACGCGCCTACAAGGAGGCCAGCGGGGATGCCTGAACAACCGAGGGCGGAGCAGGTGCTGATCCGAAAGCTGACGTTCCCCTGGTGGCAACAACTACTCGCCGTCCTGGTGGTAGCGCCTGTCTACGTCTGCGCCATCACGCTGACCGACAACTTCTGGCTTCGGGTCGTCGGCTTGGCCTACACCCACTTCCTCGGTTACGGCATCAACTACGCCATCGCCGCCGCGCGAGCAGGAGCTACTCGTGACTACTGAATCCCGGGGCGGGAGGCAGCGTGTTCGACTCTGACGGATCGACGAAGAACACGCCTCTCTGCGAGTGCGGAAGATGGGCTGAGATCACCGAGGACGCCGAGAAGCGGCGCAAGGGTCCGCCGTGGCGTCGTCGCACCGAGTCGAAGTGGACATGGCTGTTGAAGCGCCCCGATCCGATCATGCCGTTCGGGTTCTCCGTCGCCGCATCGGGCAGCGCCTGGTCGTATCTCGACGCGCTTCGCGCCGCCATCGAGAAGCACGACTGGTGGCACGACTGGGACCGCCGCCAGGCCGAGCAGCGCACCATCAACTTCGGAGGAGAGCGATGAACGCAGGCGTCTACGAACACAAGGGCCATCCGTACCTGCTGATCGGCTTGTGCCGACTGCACGACGGCTCGTGCGTCAGCGAGGAGGTCGGGGACGAGTTTGTCGCCTACGTGCCGCTCCGCACCGAACCCGAATGGTCGGGCACCGCACGCATCGCGCTGCGCACCGTGGAGGACTTCGAGGCCAACTTCGAGTGGGTCGGGGATCGGCTCCCATGAGCGGGGCGGCAAAGCCACAGACCCGACTCGTGCAGATCGGGTGGCAAGACGAACACGGCGTGATGTGCGACTGCCCGGTGTACGAGACGTCGCCGCACGCCAACAGCAAGCCCGTGTACCGAGAAGAACCAACCAAGGAGAAGAAGCCATGACGTGGAGTGCGCGTTTCCAAGTGCAGGACGTGAGCGATGGGCCGGCCCCGATCGACGTGATCGCGGTCGCCCAGGTCGAGGACGGCACGCTCATCCAGAACACCGAGAAGGCCAAGTCGATGGAGTTACGCATCCAGCTCGACACCGACGAGACGGCCATCAAGATCGGTGACGAGATCACCGGCTCCGGCCACTTCCAAAGCTGATGGGCCGCTCGTCGTTGCCCGTCGGGAAGGCGTGCTGTGGCTGCACGGGCAACCTCGGCGAGCCGAACGTGAAGTTCATCGCCTGCATCGCTGGACGCTCGGTAGTCATTTCCTGCGAGTGCCAGTGCCATGAGGCGACGTTGCGGCCCGGTTGGTCGAAGGAGCGTCGTCGTGTCTGAGGAGCTGAGCCGAGAGCGCACACCGATGCGCAAGATCCCCGGCCGATCGGGAGGCCGTCGTCAGGTGGTGACCGGCTTCACCTGGCTTCCGCCCGAGCAGGTGCCGGGGGCGATCTTGTCGCCGAAGGCGCAGCGCGAACTGCAAGAGAAGCTCGACGCGCTGCGCGAGTGGGAAGCCAGGTCACGAGCGTCAGCGAGGTCCTATGTCATCTACCGATGACGGCCGGGCGGCTACTGGACCGATCGAAGGGGGCGTGATGCCTGCACGATTCGACTCGACATCAGCACCGAAGACGGCGCCACCTCGAACGACGATCTGCATGGAGTGCCTGTCATCGTTCGAGGGCGCAGGCGGCTACCACCCGTACCTGTACTGCGAGCTGATCAAGCTCGGCCATATCGACCCTGAGAAGTACCTGGCGTCATACGGGTTCATCCGCCGTCCGCTGCGAGCCTCGGCATGAGGGCGGCATACCAACGAGAAGGAGAACTGACATGAAGCTCACGTTCGAGATCGAGACGCACCGTGACAAGGCCGGAAACTTCGTGGCGCAGGTCGTGCTGGACG